CTCCCTCCCATGTTTTCCGTTCCGATGCTGATACGCTCCCAAGATAGCCGTCAGCATTGGCATTGTTAAGTATTTCGTTGTTTGTCATAGTCCCTCCAAAAGGGGAAAAGCCCCACCCCCGAAGGGATGAGGCTGAGAAGGTCGGCTAGCCGAGAAGGATTATAGAGTGTTCGGGCTTGATAAGCTCACATCCCCAAGCAAGTCCTATCTCGTAGTGCTTTGCCCTGTACTGCTTGTAAAGAGCAATCTGGAACGGCAGTCCGCTGACTGGGTCGGTGACAACCATCACGTCGTCTGCACTGTCTCCCCCCGAAGGCATAGCTGGCTGTCTGGCCAAGAGCTTGATCGCGTTGAAGTCAAATGCAAGGTTCGGTGTGAATGCATCAGCCTGCACAACGGAAGACCCACTAGCAACGGCAGCCTTAAGGCCAGGGGATGCGATGTTAAGCACGTTTGTTCCAACGGAAGCTACAACATACTTGTGCTCAGTGTCAGTTCCAAACCACACGACGTCACCCGCTACATAATCGCCAGCGGTGAAGTTGACGGCTATTGCAGTCTCACCGATTGGCTCATCAGCAGAGGTTGTATCGCCAGTGGTGTATACACCTGGAGTATGAGAGGCAATCATTGCAGACTCGCGAATCTGGAGGCCGTTGAGGTTGAGCAAGGCTCCGTTGCGGAGTGTGCTGTCGTTTCCAGCCTCATTGACGTGAGTGAGGTTGGTGAGAGAACGAAGCTTTGAAGCGGCTACTGCATCGACTACGAGTCTCATATCAGTAAGAGGTGCTCCGTTCTGAGTCAAAAGCTTGCGAATCTCGGCAGAGTCAGCTACGGTAGATGCAAACGGGGAAACGCCAGCAGTGCCATAAGCACGAGAGGCTTTCTTGTAAAGCAGTGCGAGGTCGGCCTCGACTTCGTTAGCAAGCTTTCGCATGGCCTGTGCAAACTGCTGTGCCATGATCTCGCTTACCACCCCTCCAAGGGCTTTCTCTTCCTCGCCAGTCCACTGAACAGGAACCATCCTGGCCTTGGTGATTTTCATATCAGCAGAGCCGATAGACTGCTCTCCACTCTCGGGTGAAGCCGAAGCTGGGGTTATGTCATAGGCCAGCGGTGAAACTGGGGTGATGGGCACTCTGATTATCTGGTCTTTTGCGGCCATTTCCTCAGATGCATCACGTGATACTGAAGGGATGAATCCAACGATCTCCCTAGAAACGATGTCCAACGCCCTATAAATTGTTGGGGTAAGACCTGTAAGTGTGTTTGGTGTAAGTGCCATATCTAGTCCTTAAGCTTGCCACCCTCAGACATGAACTTGGTTCTCTCTGATGGTGTAAGTTTCTTGAAATCTTCACGCAACATGACCTTGGTGTTTCCACCTGGTTCAGGTGTAGTGCGTGCGTTCGCCTTTCGGAAGTTCTCAAGCTCACTTGATGCATGAGCCTTGAACAGTCCTTCAATCTTCGTCAAATATTCGTCCAGTTCATCTTCATCTTTCGGTGGATTCTGAACAAGGTCTGCAAGTTCGGTCGGCAGGTTCTTCTTCACCAATCGCCTTCCCATCTCAAAGTTCAACTTTGCTTTCATGGTTTCGGCTTTCAGTGCTTCAAGCTCTGCTCTTTCTGCTTGGCTTCTCTCTTGCTCTGTCATCTTAGCTTTCTTCTCTGCATCAATCGCTTTCTGCATCTCGGCTATCTTTCGGTTGAGCCCTGCAATCTCTGCCTTGCTCTTATCGTCGGATGATGGTACTGGGTCTGTGGCTGGTGCTGGCGCCTTGGGCTGTGGGTCTACCGCCTCCCCCTGCTTCATTTCTTCTGCCATTTCGTTTCTCCTATATACAACTGACTTGGTGTCAGCTATTTCATACATAAATCGGTGTTATGTCAATTATAACATATACGCCGAAAGTGTCAACCTTTATGCTTTACCTTCCACTCTTCGTAAGACATCTGCTGACCGTCCCCGACAGGTTCATCTGCCAATTCAGTCCTTCGGGCACACCTGCAGTTTATCGTCTCAGAAGCTGGCAAGCTCGGATCCATTGGCCCAGTCACCCATTGGCCAGTAGGCTTATACAAAAACATAAGCTCGCCGTCATGCTCTTCTGCTTCAACGCCGTTCATCTGCGCGTGGCCGTCTCGTGTCCTATCGTCAAGGTAAGCATCCCAAAATACACGCACCTTGATTCCCAGCTTCTGAGCCTTGTCTGTGCTGGCCTTCTGCCCCTCTGCCATGGCCCTCTGTCCCTCAGTGCGTGCTATGGTCAGTGCCTTGCTTGCTGTTGAGCCATAAGCTTCCTTGATGTCCCTGGCCATGTCTGCATAGGACTTGCCCTGTATCACGCCTTGCGTAACCACACTTCGAAGCTTGCCCCTCATGCTTTGTGATAGGGCGTTCTTTGCGATCAAATCCAGGGGATTATATGAGGCGGCTCTTATTGCATCTTTAGGAATAACCCCCCAGTTGGCTGTTGTATCTGCCATCTGCTCAATGTTGTATGACTGAACTAAGAACGACTCTTTGTACACATCGGCTGGAAGCTTCTTGAGGCTTTCGCCTACTCTTCTTTCTGTCTTGCCAAAGATGTCCGACAGCTCTTTTTCCAAGCTGTCAAGCCGTCCATATTTTGCCATGTCTGCATAAGACAGCTTGCCGTCCTTGCTATACTTTTCATAGATAAGGGCCAGCCTAGAGCGCGTTTCATCAAGGGCTGTCTTATACTGCCTTTTCAGCCAACGTTCAGTTGAGGATATACGCTTATCTATGTGCTTCGATATGTCCATTATTCAGCTAGTGGCTCTGTTGGCTCGGTCGGCTCTTCAACTGCAGTCTCTTCTTCGTCAAGGTCAACAGCGTAAACGTCTTGCTCGGCCTTCATCTGCTTGATTTCCTCGTCTGGCGAACTAATGAAGCTCATCTGTCCAAGCGCTGTCTTGTCGCTGACCAGCCCCTTGAGCGTTGCCAAGGCTGTCGCTTCGCCCTGGATATCATTCGGAATATTGCGTACAAACTGGAAGCTGATGTCCTTGTAGTCAAGCACTATGCCTGAAAACCTGCTCCAATAGGCAGCAAGCACCTTGTACTGATACCTTAACGCCGTCTGGAACTTGCGTTCAAATATCTTGCACTTGTTTTCCATCTGCATCAACTTTATTTTCCACCCAATTACAGGTATCTGGCCAGTAGGAATGTCAGCAAAGTCTACGCTTTTGGCAAACTGGAATATGTTCTTACGTACCTCGTCAAGCAGTATCTTAACGCTTGCCATGTCAATCTGCTTAGAGACAAACTCAAAAGTTGCATTGGGGTCATTGAGGCACATAATGCCTGTTTGCTTCATCAGCTCCATGCTTGCAGTGTCCAGGTTAGCACCCTTGAGCACCGCATAAGCAAGCCTCAACTGCTCAAACTCGCTAGACCCATCGGACACAGCCTTATCGTATGCTTCAATAAGTGTTGTGACCTTCTCGTAGTCTCCCATATATTCATCATTGTTTGGGATTATAATCATCGGAACAAAGCTGAACATATGATTTACCTTGCTCTCTAGCTCCCACGATGAAGAGGCATGCTTGTATGTCAAGATGTCTGTTGCAGTATACAGCTCACAAAAGTCTTGCTTGGTCTTCTTGCCTTCTCCGTCTGTGATGTACTTGTCATAGAACCAAAAGCCGTATAATGGCTCTCCTGTATCATCGGAATAGACTACAAATGTCTCCCATGGAAACTGCGGGTTTCTCACCCTTGCACCTTCTGTAGCGTTGAAGAGTATGCGTGTGGAGTAGCCACAGATAGCCGACAGCTTTGTTGTAGTTGCGTTCAAGTCATCCAATTGGTTCTCCCTGTTCCAGTCGTTCAAGAAGTCCATCATGCTTTTGTAGGTTTCATCATCGTACTTGCTTTGATCCAGAGCAATCCTGATGCTGTTGCCCATGTAGCCGACCTTGTCGTCAACGATAGTGCCGTAGAAATCGTTCGCAAGCTTGTTGTTGACCTTGCTTGTGTTGGTGAGCGTACGTCTGGAAATAGGCACAGTACCCTTGTATCGGGCGTACATGTCCCTCATGGTCACAGCCCTTATGTCCAGCTGGGACTTGACATCAGCTATCATGTCGCTGTCGCTTGTGTACTTGCCTTCCTGAATGAACTGCAATAAATCTATATCCATCGTCTACGCTCCCCAAATAATCTGCGCTGTTTTTGTGTCAACTGTAGTGACATTAGTATTTCTGTTCAAGTTCTCCAGGGCATACCTTAGAGAGTCAATGTAATGGTTATTCTTGTCTTCTGGCACAGGGGTTATGTCTCCCGAGGTCGAGTTTCGCTTGTAGCTGTATAGCTTGAATTCCTGTAGTGTCTCTGGACAGCGTTCATGAATGACCACTTCCTTGAAGCCCCTTATCTTTGCTATGCCATCCTCGATGCTCCCCTTGCCCTTGCGTGATGCCTTCATTCTAGGAAAGCCGTTATGTTGCAGATAGCTGATAAGCTCTGGTCTTGCCGAATCTGCTATGCTGTCCCACTTGGCAAATGTCGGTATTGCATCAAGCACTCTTGGAGTATCGGTTATTTCTATTCCCACGCCACCAGTCTCACGATCAATGAAAAGCACATCGTCCTTGATGAAGCTTCTCGTGCCAGCAAGCGGGTCATGAGCAAAGCCAAAGTCAAGCCCATGGAAAAACTGTGCATCATCGGGAGTCTCAAACCAGTCAGATCGAAATTTGCCATGGAAGACACAGGCCTCCGATATCGACCGCGGATTGCCCTCCCAAATCCACATGTACTTATCGTAGTCATGCTCCTTATCCCAAAGCATCTGGTCTTGAAGCACATCGGGAAACTTCGGGTTGTTCTTGTAGTTCTGGAACATGACCTGCGCATCGTCACGCTTCTGAGCCACAAACATCCTGTAAACAGGGTCATCGATTGAATCAGCATTGAAGTCTATGTAGAAACAAGATCCTTCTGTGCGTATTGTCGGTATGAGCTTGTCCCACGAGTCCTGGGGAACCTTGTCACCTTCTGCAACCCATACGATGTCAATCCCTTCCATGGACTTGATTGAATCGATGTTATGCCTCAGCCCCTTGAAGATGAACTCGCTCCCTGCCTTGCTTGTTATCTTGGTCTTCTGTATATCAAAGTTAGACTCTATCCCTAGAAGAATTATCTGAGACACAAGCGTGTGATATACGGATTCATCTATGGAATTTTGAAACTCTCTTGTACACAATATGCGTAAAGGCTTCTCACAGCTCAATGCAAGAAGCCCTCTAGCTATGTTCCATGTGCTTCCCTTGCCTCTGCCACCATAGGAGACATTGAAGCGTTTAGGCTCTACAAAGAATGGCTTGTACTGTGGGAAGATGTTTATTCTTGCCATGTCACCTCAATTCCGACATCGCCACTCACGTTGATGTCTTGCTTGTCTCTCCACTTGGCAGGCTGTCTGTTCTTGAGCCAGAAGAAGCAAGCCGTAGAATCGGGAGGAATGAACTTGGTCACAGTCCTTGACTGCAAGACCTCTATCTGCCTTCCCTTCTCGTCATATGCCTTGCATTTGAATGCTTGCTCTTCTTGGTACTCAAAGCCTGTAGCCTTCTTGAACAATGCCTCTGTCACCCTTACATCTGATGCCATCTTGCCGTTTTTTAGGGAGTCTAAAAACTCGGGGTGCTCTGTCTTCCAGTTATTGAGCGTGGCCTTGGATATCTCAAAGAAGTCCGCAAGCTCCTTGTCGGTTGCACCAAGCCTGCACAGCTTTTCCGCTTCTATGCAAAACTCTTCCTTGTACTTGCTCGGTCTTCCTGTGTCTGCCATGTATCCCTCTCTGTCTATCATAACACATTTTCGCCATGTGTCAAATACCTAGCTCAATCGCCTTATCACGAAGCCACCAGCTAAGTCCTTGTCTGTAACCTCGTCATTCTGTGTAATCTTTATCTGACCACTTGCTGCAGCGTAGTTTCCTGTAGCAGTCAAGTATGTTCCTGTACTTGGAGCCGTCACGATTGCATAATAGGTGTCTGTATCATCAGCAAGAATAGTGCCTGTAATCTGCACCCAACGAATTTCATCTACAGCCATCGAAGCCACTTGCTTGGTCGTAGTGGAGGATACATTTCCGAAAGCCAAAGTCTCCTTGGATATCTTGAAGACCTCGTTTGCACCATGTCCAGTGTCCACGCTTGCAAATGTGACATTATCGGTTGTCTTGAGGCTTTGGTCTTGTGGATATACGTCTGTTGCACCAAGCCCCGTGTCTATCTTGTCGCAGTTTGCTGTGCCTGTGAGATATAGATTGCGGAAGTATCTAGATACCAATCCGCTTGGAGTTACAACATTGGCTTGGCCTAAGTCATAAGCTCCATGCTCCTTGGGGATTAGATATCTTACAAGTGCGGCCGCCAACTGTGTGTAGATGTTTGTCTCGGTTATCGACAGCACGGCAGAGTACACGCCAGTTGCAGTGCCATCTACGAATGAATCTATCTGTATAAGCCTTGATGAAGAATAGAAATATACAGAGTCACCAGACCGCCTAACTCTGTCTATGGTGTAAGCTGTTCCTTCATAAGTCAGCGTTCCAGCACACTGCACGAAGTCAGAGCCAATGTCTGCACAGGCCTCTACTATAGGAGTACCGCTTGCCTTGTCAAGTATCGACGAAGTGCTTACACCAGCCCCAGACCAGCTCCACGAATGCCATTTAGATGCATCTTGTGCTATTGGTATAGAATAGAT